CTCGGGGGTTACAACAATGCCATCAACGGCCTTGCCGCTGCAGCAACCTTATATGCCGTTGAGACTCCGGTCCCTATATAAGATAGGGCCTTCGCCGCAACGTCACCTGCGTCCCGGATGACTGCGTTAAAGTCACCTTCAGGAGAGGTAGTGGGTTGGTGCGTTGACAATGTGGTGTTGACGACCGCTAATCCGGCGGGATCCGAATGAGAGCGCGTTAGGTTGGACAGAGAGTTCCCAATCATCTCGAAGTAAGTTTTCACCTCAAACTCAAAAGATGAGGCAGGTGTAGAACCTGACACAATGAGAAGTTGTGAAAATTCGGGGTTGAGAACATTCTGAACCAACTGATACGCGATATCGAAATCACGCGCGGGGCGGAAGGACACTGCATGCCAATTGCGGTCAACGGGCACAGACACAGCCTCAGGGTTCGTGAGGAGCGTGGGAACGTCGGAATTGTCGATATCCATGTTTTCGGGCTGACGATACGCGATTGCACGTCCGCCTCGGTTCATCTCGGTCCCGGCGTAACGTATGCGCATACCACAACCTACAACGCGCAAAGAGCGCACGAGGTTGCTGGTAGCAGCAACTGGGGAGTTGGTGCGGGATTTAACCGTACCACCTCCACCGTTAGTATAACCGGTGCCGGCGTAAGCCGAGGTAGTGGACATGACTGAATCGCGGTCGTTAAAAGCCGTGAGCCATGGGTCGACTGCGACATACCCGATACCCACTGTTCCGATCGAAAAAGTACCACGACAAATGGCGCTGAACTTGAAGGAAGGGAGAGTGATGAAATCAGGTATGCAGGGGTCACCGTCCAAATCCCAAGGGTTAGTAAGTGCCTTGAGATAAAGGAGGGCGCAGTCCGACATGCCAAAGTTCTTAAGAACGGGAGGGAGTGTCTGTCTGTTTCTGGGTGTGTTGTAACCAGGTGTAGGAGCACTGCCAGTTTGTGCTGCCTGGGATGTAGGTCTTTTTGTGCGACCTCGCATCGATGACTGATATTGCTTGTACCGCTGGTCTTTTTGGTCTTGGGTCAAGCCTTTGTAACGCTTTGCGTTGTTTGCAAGGAATTGTTCACGAGTCAACATTAATATTTTATTATTATTTTAAAACCACCTCCACCGTACTATGTACCAAGAAAATGCGTGAACATGTTTATTTATCACCTAAATGAGATGACCCCTCATAGCCAGTCAAAAGGTCTATTGATGGCTTGCTGTTGTGGAGAGATACTTGTATCAATCGATCCATATCAGCAGGTGACACGCCGTCAGTCCATCGGCGTTGAATAACAAAGGATGCATAGTCGGAAAGCGCCTTAGCTACACGCTGACAGTCAGGATCTGGAATGGGAGCCGTCAGATCGTACAACGAAAATATCGTCGAACACAACTGTAGGTGTGTCTTGGCGCACATCGTCTGGGTCATCGAAGTGCATAACTTTGCGAGGCGGGGAACAGGGTAATACGACCCGTTCTGATACAGGGATGTGGATCCGAGAAACTCCAGGCCATGGGGTTTCCCGGTCACATACGAGAACTGGGTCGGTTTGACAACAATACCGAATGAATTATATGCCAGGTTATAAGCCTCGGTTATACCGGCACGCGTCTCCTCAGGTGACTCGCCTGGGATCGCAAAGAATTGAGAATTAAGGGAGTCAAAACTATCATCACCATAAAGGGAAACACGGGAGTTCTCGAGGAGCGATGCTCGACTCGGGATAGCTTTGCCTGCACGGATGGCAGCCAGGATCAGAAAGAAATACGTGACAATAATATGGGCAATAGTATTGTCAGTAGTGGTACTGTCTGAACCCGACACGTTTCCAATGGAACGCTGGTACATCGTACCGTCGGGGATACCGACGATCGGAAAACAAGTGTTCTGTGCAACGTATCTAAAATACGGCTTTGTGCTCTCGTCTAACATTAGGAACTCCTCGCGGAGCGCCCAAACATATGGGAGAAGGGGGATGACTCGATCCCAACCAGACCCATCACCGGTCAAATGAATATCGAACACAGCATGTGCAAGAAACAAACGGTTAAAACCATTATACTGCTTACACATACCGTAACGGGACCACTCATTGACAAAGTCGTCCCAACGTAACTGCATACGATGATTGGCTTCGGTAGTAAAAACTTTTTGATGGGCCAAGAACACGACATCAGGTGCGAAGGTCGTGCGAAGTTTTCCATTACGGACCTCTTCAGTGGGAAGAAATTCCTTTTTGTCATTAACTGACCAAATAGGAATATGTTTGAGCATCATCTGCTCACACAGGTCGATATTATCAAGGGTCTCACCTTTGTTCTTGTACTTTCTGTTAAAAGGTACACCAGCCGATGTGGATCGATTAAAATCGAACTCGGACGCAGGGCGACAACCTTTCAAATACGAAAGGTGGTCGCGGGTGTAGTCGAGGGCGATGGAGAAAACAGTCTCGAGGGAATAGTCACAATATGACCCGGAGGGCATAACTCGAGGTTGGTCACACTTCTCAAAGGACTTTCGGAAGCGCGACTCATCGCGGAGGGCTGGGGAGCACCCCGCCAAGGCTTTAAGAAC